GACGTAGAGCCTGCTCCCTTCCGGATCGGCAATGAACCTTTCAGTCTTGGTATCTACAGGCATCTGCTTTCCTGCCTTGGTGTGTATCCAGATGATCTCTGCTCCGCAGCTTCTGCATCTGCTCATAGAAGTCCTCCTTCCGGGCGGCCAGCTCCGTCACCGCCCTGTTGTGTATGGTCTCTGCTTCACATCCCCTCAGCCTTTTTCATTTGCTGTGGTCTGGAGCTGTTGAGAGCAGGCCGGACAGCCTAACCGGCCTGCGGGTCAATGGTTATCCGTGGTTATCCCGCCGAGGTAGAAGAATGGGTTTTGTTTCATGTTCTCGCCGGGGCTGTTTTCTCTCAAGCGCCGAGGCGTTTCCTCAGCTGTTCCATCTTGTCAGCCGGAGCCGAAACCACATGCTCTTTCGGGTTATCGGAGCATGGAATCTCCTGGCTTTTGTCCTCAATCTCCCTGCAATATCTTCCTGGAGGGAGTCCGAAGGTGTTCCTGTGCCTTGTGTCCAGCTCCGACTGGAGCCGTCCCCTCACAGCGATCGCGGCAGCGGGGAGCCTCTGCTCCGTCGCCTCGCGCCTCCTCTCCGCATCGTACATGCGCAGGAAGTTGGACTGTGCCACAGTCTCGAACCTCTGCGAATCCATCATGGCCAGTTCCTTCAGGCTCGCCGCACTGCCGACAGCCTTCCTCACGGTCTCAGGGAGTGTCTGGAAAGAAGCCTCCATCTGGTCCCAAGGGCAGTTCACAGCCTTGCGGACCAGTGACCAGGCTTCTGTTCCACTGTGGTCTCTCGGATTTCCGGTAAAATGGATATAGTGCACGATCTGCCCAGGTGTGGGCGGGAACCCGCTGTTGTCGGCGCTGATATAGCTTTTCACACCGGTCATCACGGCTCCTGCCGAATATTCTCCAAGAGCATCATGCCAGGGAATGGCCTGCCTCTCCGCACTCTCCCTGGTGACGTTGGCGAAGTATCTGGGATATGCCGCCGCGATATACGCCATCACCTTCTTGGTCTCGTCTATCGTCATTGTGTCTGTGCCTCCTGTGCCATGGCGAAATAGGCATCAGCGCCCCTTAGATCCCTGCTTCCGGCGGTCTGATGATTTCTGCGGGGCCTGTTCTGCTCTCCATCAAGCCAGTTTGTAACAAACCGCCTGATTCCCTTTGCTGTCTTACGCTTTTTGGGATTGCTTTTACACCATTCACGCATGCGCCCAAACTCTGCGTATACATCTACTGCCGGATATACCTTCTCCCAGCCGTCCACATCTGCCTGATCCGGGAGCCACTCTGTCCCATCATTCAGGATCAAAGCAGGCACATCGGCAAGCCTGGATGCTGCGTCCTGCGGCGCGGTGCTGCAGTCGTGCAGCTCCGTGCATACATAGGATTCAGTTTCTGATTCGGATTTGGATTCATACTTGGATTCGGATTCGGATTTAGGCGGCAATTCGCGGCGAGTTGCGGCGGATTGCGGCGAGTTGTCAAAATCTTCTGCTTCTTCAGGTGTCGGGTAAATATGTCTGCTGTTCCGCACTCTTTGATGTGAACTCCAGGTCGGTAGCTGAAGGAGCGGTCGTCCCTGCACTTCATATGCTCGGACCAGTCCGACAGTCGCTAACCTCATGATCGCATTCTCGATCTGCTTCAGTGACACATTTTCCTTTAACGGGAAGAGGGATCCTTTTATGATCTTCGTCCTTCCATCAAATATTCCGAAATCATCACAGTTGACAATCAGGCGATAGAACAGGACTTCCTCAAACCAGCTCAGCTGATCGATCTCTTCGCTTTGGCAAATACTCTTCTTCAGTATCCTGCCGCCTGCCAATTCACCCTCCTTTCTGTCTGCTCACGTTTCTTTTAATCGAATACCATGGACATGCAGCAACAGCTTTCTCTTAATGACATAATCCTTTGTCCGCATGCCCTTGCAGTCTTCTACTACCTGTTTCCATGTGCCGTCCGGCTGTCTCTCCTCGTAAACAAAGTCAGCAAAGTACTCGACCTTCCTCTCGAGGATCCTGCCCGGCTTCCTTCCTCCCCTGGGGCCGATGGTGTCTGGCTCCCTGTGTTCAGGAATGAGGAGGAATGGGACCTGCCTCTGCAGGCCCCTGATCTCGCCGGCCTTCTGCATCAAGGCCAGATCTGAGAACCGTCTGTATTCCTTCCTGCTGTCGAAGCCCTCGCCGTCCGGCGTCTTTACCTTCCGGGAATGATACTTGGATGCGGATTCTTTGTAATTCCTCCAGACCGTCACCAGTCAATGCCTCCGAATGATGCAGGCATGACCGCGTCAGGCGCCACAGGAGAGGCCACAGTGGCAGGGGTGGTATATACGGGTATCTCGGTCTGTTCCGGGGCTTCCTGCGACTCCTGCGCGTCCACAACATACTCCTCTGACTCGACATAGTCTTTTGTGCCATCCTCATTGATAACCGCAAGATCGGAATCCATAGCACTGACCATGTCGATGCTCATGATTCCCCATTTGCTGATCAGCTGCCGGAGCATGGTCTTGTATGCCATGCCGTCGAAGTCCTTATACCAGAAGCTGGAGTACATCCAGCCATCGTTCTGAGGGAAGTTGCCGGCCTCGTAGTCCGCAAAGGAAACTCTGTGATATTTACCGCCATAGCCAAACGGGCCGCCGTCTTTGGAGAATGCCTGGCTGTACTTATCAGCATGTGCGAGCATCTTCTCCTTCGACCAGTACATGGTCTTCCGGAAGCCGTTGAGATACTCAAACATTGCATAGTAGCCGATCGTCGGGGCCTGCTCCCTCTGGACTTCATCCTCGATCAGGTGAACCTCGATCTCCTCGTTGAGCGGATCATACCGGACCAACTCCCCTTCCTTGATGGCCATGACATTGAGTTTCTTGTACTGGCCGGAGCGGAGCGCCAGCTGGATATATCCCTTGTAGCCGAGCTGGAACTGGGCAACCTTACCTTTGTTCTTGTCATTGAAAGGGACCATGTAATACTGGCCAAGCTGGGGAGACGGTGAGAGCTTCAGGGACTCCCCAAGAAGTGCCGCGGAGACGATGGATGCATTGGAGCATTCCTGCAGGGCATGATTCGTGTTGACTGCAGAGACAATTGCGGAGATGAAGCGCTGTCCGTCTTTGCCACCAACGATCCTGTTGATCTGTGCCTTGACCGCATCCTGCGCGAGATATGCTGCGAGCGGAGCCTTCGTGCTCCTGGACTTTGTGAGGCTGTTCTGTACTGCCATGTTTACCTCCTTTACAGGCTGATCTGCTTGAAAATATATCCGTTATCGATGAGGAACCGGTTCAGGGCCTGAAGCTCCTCTTTGGTGACGAACACCTTGAAGGCCTTCTCCCTGCGCTCGCCGGGGATAGGCGCTGCCGGCTCAGGATTCAGATTCATCTGCATCTGGACGCCGGGCTCCGCGCCAAAAGGACTCTCATCCTCGAGGGCCGGTACAGGTTCTGTCGGCTGTGCCTGCTCCGCAAGCTGTTTCTTCAGGGCTTCCTCTGCCTGCCGGGCCTCTTCAAACTTCTGTGCCTCTGCCATGGCTGCCGTGACGTCCATTGAGCGCTTGTATTCGGAGAGGGCCATCTGTGCCCCGAACTTCAGGCCGTTCAGTGCGAGGATGTCCTCGCCCATCTTGTGCTGGATCTCAATCATGTCAGACTCGATCTGCTTCATGGAGCAGGATTTATTCATCCACTTCTTGCAGATAGATGCGTGCCTGTCCATCATCCTCTCAAGTGTCAGCCAGGGCCAGAAGCCTTTTGAGTCGTACATTTCCCGGATTGCCTGAATCTTCTTCTGCTTCTGCTGATCCTCGAATCCCTTTACCTGCGTGTCGATCATGGCGACCGGCTCCTCGACAAGTGAGATGATCTTCAGCATCTTATTGTGGAATGCCTCATAGGGAGCGAGGCAGAGGCGCTTGATTTCCCTGTCCTTATCCTTGAGGGCTGATACGAACTTGTTCAGCTGGGCCCGGTCTTTCTTGGCCTCTGTGATCTGGTCTTCCGTGTAGACGAGATTCTTGTAATAACCTATCTTCGCTTCGACTTCGGTCGCGATCTCATCAGCGTTCCAGACGATCTCCTTCACGAACCCTTCTTCAGAAGGTGATACTATCTTCAGTTCCAGTGCCATGTATCCTCCTTTCAAATTTCCGGCAGGACCGTTGCCGGCCGGATGTTTCTCTGTAAATGTTCCCAGAATCTTTTTTCCTCTTTCTCCAGGAAAGTGATGTCCTCCTCTACTTCAGCCCTCTCGATCAGGTAATGCCTGACCTGCATGTAGGGCAGTTCTCCCTTGAAGTCGTACTTCAGCTGTGCCTTCAGGATCGCGAAGTCAGCCTCTGTCACCATCAGGTAGTGAAGGACCTGGCAGAAATAGTTGTCAGGGATGCCATCCTTCCACTTCTCCTTCTGCATGCTCTGCAGAATGTTGGTGGTCTTGATCTCAAGCACTCCCCGCCGGCCTGTATCCTTCTCAACGAGCCATCCGTCGAGGGAGGCATGCGCCCAGGGGAAGCGGTCATTTATAAACATGTTGCCTTCTTCATACCGGACGTCATACTCCGGAAAATCCAGTCTGAAGAGCTCCCGCAGGTATTCCTCTGCCTTCGTCCCATAGACGACATAGGGCCTGTCGGAGATGTCCTCCTGCTCCCGCCGGCCTGTCTTGATCTCCCACAGGTCTGTATTCGACATGTAGGGGTTCCTGCCTACGATCGCGGAGGCATCACTGCCACCGATCCGGCCTTTCCTTGCCTCGAGCCAAAGTTCACGGTCGGGGAAGGTGTACCTTCGAATCATCTCTTCCCTCCTGTTGTCGGTTTCTGCTATAATGTAGATGTGTGTGTGCAGTGCTCATGGCTTTATGCTGTGGGCGCTGCTTATTTCTTTCTGGCCTTCCTCTCCAGCTCCGTCTCCTTCTGGATCCTGTTCCAGTCCGCAGGGATGACCCGGTACTTGGTTTTCTTGCTCCTGCCGGGCCTCCGCGAGCCCCAGGGCCTCCACCCCTGCATGCGCAGCTCCTCGATCTGCAAAAACACCATTAATAGTGCTGCTCCCAAAAATACGATACCAATCACAATCATCTATCTCCCTTCTTCTTCGATTCAAGACAGTGCCTCCTCTTGCAGCATTGCAAGCACATACTTCCCATGGAATCTGCACCTGTCTGAGCAATACTTCTGTCCTTCGTGCCAGGTTGCGAACGGCTCTTTGCACCTTGGGCAGAACCGCACAGCCTTCTGCTCGAGTCTCCCCGGCATCTTAACGTCCGGGTGTGCTTTCCTTGCCATGTCCTCACATACTCCACAGCAATAAATTCTTGCGTTCTTGGATTCTGTAAAAGCTGTTCCGCACCATCTACAGTGCCTTGTACGGCCTCCTAAGATTGTGCTCGTTTTGCGTGTTCCGCTAACCATGCGAGATCCATCTCCTCTCTTGTTGGCAATTTACATTCCCTTGTAGGCTCGCCCCTGTAGGGCATCCTTGACGGGTCAATTCGGAGCCGTGGCGGTTTTGATGCAGGCTTTGACGTTCCGATCAGAACGGTCGCCATAGAGGAGATATCCCTGCCGGTTATATCAACTGCAACCGGCTCACGCTTCTTTTGGGATTTCTTTCTCTCCTTGGCGTGCTTGAAATATCGCGTCATGACCAGCTGATTATGCAGTACCTTAGAGCACTCCGGACTGCATGTTTTTTGGTTCTTCGCTTTAGGAATATAGGTCTTTCCACAGATCTCACACTCCCGTTCAGTTCGCCAGGCTCCGTAATTGGGGCTTTGCTGTCTCCGGATCCGCTCCTTCCTGCAGGCATCTGAGCACATTTTCGAGCTTCCGCTGTACGGCCTGAACAGCTTTCCGCACACTGCGCACCGTTTCAGGTCCTGCTTCTCTTCCGATTTGTTTTGAATTTCCTTATATCTGCACGCCATACACTTCCCCTTAAGCCGGTGACTTATCGGCTTGCCGCAATCACTGCATCTTTCCATTCTGCAATCTCTCCAACACCACATCCCGCCGTCATTGTCCGGCCAGCTTCTCCGGCACGGAGTACTGCAGGCCATCATTACCGCTGAAAGTCCACCCAGTCTCCCGGGATCGTCTGCATCTGCTCTGGTGTGTACCAGTGTCCAAAGGTGAGTTCCCGCTGCCATCTGCGCTCCCTGGTCGAGTACCTTTCGCCGCGGTTGATCGCGGCCGTCCCGTATACATAAAGGACCCGGTTGTCTTTCGCGAGCTGGATCTGGAGTACTCTCTTGAAGCGCCCCTTGCGGATATATACATCGTTACAGATCTGCCTGCCGTCAGTATCGTAGGCATACCACCTGTTACCGTTGCGGATCCTCATCTGTCCCATTGTCACGGACCCTTTGGGATAGCTGCCGGACGTCTTATGGCCGTAGTACCAGTGACCATCGAACCGGAAGTATCCGGTCTGGAGCTTCCCGTTCTTATACACATACATAAAGCCGTTTTCGTCTCCGACGATCCCGTCGAAGGGCCTGTCTTTCGCCATCTGCTCCATAGTGATGCCGGGATAGGTCCGGGCCTCTGCTTTCAGGCAGATAAAGCCACAAGCAACAGCCAGATTGGCAATGAGCAGCATCAGGCTGATCAGTATCAATATCTTCCTTCTGGTTTTGTGCTTCATGATTTCTCCTTTGCCATCTTCATTAAGTCATCCCCGGTCAGACCTCTCACTCTGATGAGGATCTTCATTTTTTCCCACGGAATCGAGTCGGGATTTTTTCTCCAGCGGCTTACTGTGCTCTGATTGACGCCAACCAGCCGGGCCAACTCCCCCTGGTTTACCGGACACAGCTTCGTTCCGAAAAGCACCTCAGAAGTTGTCATATCCTTTACTCTCCTTCCTGTTCCAGGCCGATCACTCCGGCCATTCGTCGAGGCCGAGTGTGTCGACTTCGGCCTTGCCGACCAGGTCGGCAGCATCGTCATACGCAAGATCGACATTATAGAGCAGGCACTCTGCATGGTTTGCATTTGCCCGGACATGGAGCTCTGCCCCCACTACCTGCACGGCCCGGGCTAGCGTCTCGCAGTGGATCGCTGTCCTGAAGGCCTGCACGGTACCATCCGGGTATCTCTCGATCCAGCTTGCGAGCCAATAGCGTTTATCTTCCATCTTGCCCTCCTTGTAATGTGATATTTACGACAAGGTCGCTGAACTTAATTCGTCATCAAAAGATTGACATCCATAGATTTCCACAATCTAAGGAGTACTTCTGCCGTCTTTGGGATAGCTTCATACGAAGCTTCTGAGGACGGCTCTTTTGCTTCCCTCTCTATAAAGGAAAGCAACGCCTCTTCGAGTCGCTTCATGTTTTTGAGTGAAGGCTCAGTTCCATTGTTTTCCATTCAATCCTCCTCCCAATCATTTGTGATGTCTTCGGTGTTGTTCCTGTCGATATCGAGGAAGATCATCGGATTTGCTTCATCAGTGATGAAGATGACATCCTTATCCAGGAAGCCGATCTTCTCTTCCTGATGGGTGTCAATCACGATGATGGACACTTCCGAATCCTCTGGAAACCCCTTCAGGTAGCGGATCAGCTCGCCTGCGGTGATGCTTATCTGTTCCATCAGTCCTCCTCTCTGACCGGCCTGGGCTCATTCCTCTCCGTCTCGGCGTGGCCGGTGATCCTGGCTGTCTTGTACGCCTTCTTGAAGAGCTTCCACAGAACCTGCTGTGTCGCGCTGTTGCCCTTGGTCAGCGTCTGGAAAAAGCTGTCCAGCGTCTTCGCGATGCCGGAGACGATCGCCATGTGGCTTGTCTGCCCCATGACCATCAGCGCCACGTCCGCATCCCGGTCCGCCGGGTCGATCATGACGACGTAGGCCGCCTTTGCTTCCATCTCGAAGTTCTCGCCTTCATTCTCGATATACAGTTTCATTTAGTAATCCTCCTTTTCTCCCGCTCACTTCTCTGCGGGAATGTCAATCAGGCTGTCCATGGTCACTCCGAGCACCTTCGCTACCCTGGCAACCGTCAGCACGCTGGGGCTGTGCTTGTCCCATTTGTAAATAGCGTTATCCGGAATGCCGGCGAGCTTCTCGAGCTCCGTGACCGTGATGCCCTTCCCGGCGCAGGCCTGCTTCACTTTGTCTACCATCTCCGCCTCCTTTCTTCGGAATTCTTTTACAGGAGATGTCAACACATCTTCTGTAAAATCTGGTATCCGTAGGATAGCAGATTGTGTCTTATTAGGACACTTTTGAGTCAAAAAAAATAATGTCCACTGCGTTTGCGTCAAGAGAATAACGCTTTTTGATAAGGCTGATTTCGCCCTGGGTAAACTCTGCTCCGTTTGTCTCGTTGATTTTCGCAGAAAAAGTACTGCGAGCAATCCCAAGATATGCGGAAAGTGTTGCCCCTGTGTCGCCATGTCTCTTCATGGCAGCTTCAAGTTCGTTTTTATTCATGTGCACCTCCTTTCAATTATTTATGTGTCTTTTTAAGACACATTTAATTTAGCACAGGCGAAATACTATGTCAATGTAGATTTTTGAATTTTAAGACACTTTTGTTGATTTTTTATTCAGCATGTTGTAAAATCAAGACACTTTAAGTGAATGGAGGATACTTCTCATGGATATGGCGACGAGGATAAAAGAACGACGTCTGGCTATGGACTATACACAGGAAGAGCTTGCTTCAAAGCTTGGTCTCCAAAAGTCAGCTATTGCTAAATACGAAAATGGGCGAGTTGAGAATATCAAGAGATCCGTGATACAAAAGATGGCTTCTATATTAGAATGCTCTCCTTCATACCTCATGGGCTGGGACGATGCCTCCATTCCCTCCTACGCCAACATCCGCCCGATCGCCAAGAAGCGCTACCCAGTCTTCGGCTCTGTCGCCTGTGGCAAGCCTATATACATGGCAGAGGAGAAGGAAGTTTATGTGGACTCCACAACAGATGTAAAGGCCGACTTCATCCTGATCGCCAAGGGCGACTCCATGACCGGGGCCCGGATCAATGATGGAGACCTCGTTTTCGTCCGTCAGCAGCCGGAAGTGGAGAATGGCGATATAGCTGTGGTCGCGATCGACGATGAGGCGACCCTGAAACGGTTCTACAAATACTCTGACGATCTGATCGTTCTCAGGGCAGAGAATCCGGAATATAAAGACATGGAGTATCGACCTGGAGACCACAAGGACATCCGCGTGCTGGGGAAGGCCGTGGCTTTTCAGAGTGATTTGAGGTGAGAACCCAATTTAGGAGAAAACGGAGGTAATATGTCAAACCCAACAATTAATATTAATAAGTTTAAATCTGGAGTGTACCGAAACCAGGATGATTACCAAACATTCCTTCCAACCCTCATTAATCACCCATGGGAATGGTCGAATCCAGAAATCAGTACTCTTTTAGAGAAGGCAAGTAGTGAACTTGGAAGCTTAAATGCGTTTTCAGATCTCATTCCTAATATTGATTTGTATATATCAATGCATATCCGTACAGAAGCAAACAAGTCAAACAAAATCGAAGGAACTAAGACCAGCGTGGAAGAGGACCTACTTCCTGTAGAGGAAATAGCTCCGGAAAAGAGAGATGATTATCAGGAAGTACAAAATTATATTGTAGCGATCAATTATGGAATTAAGCGAATTGTCGAAGACGACTTTCCGCTCTGTAACCGCCTTATTCGTGAGTTGCACAGGATGCTTTTACAAGGAGTCAGGGGAGAACACAAAACTCCTGGCGAATTCAGAAAAACCCAAAACTGGGTTGGGGGAACCAAACCATCAAATGCCGTATATGTTCCACCTAGTATAGTAGACATGGGATCTTTATTAAGCGATTTTGAATTATTTATCAATAATGATGATTGCAATGTCCCAAACATTGTTAAAATTGCTATTTTGCATTACCAGTTTGAAACTATCCATCCTTTCCTTGATGGAAATGGAAGAATTGGGAGGCTTATTATTCCTCTGTATCTCCTCGATAAACACCTGTTGAATAAGCCTTGCTTCTATATTTCTGACTATTTTGAGCAACACAGAACAGAATATTATGATGCCCTCAACAGAGTTCGACTAAATAACGACCTTGATGGGTGGATAAAATTCTTTCTCAATGCCGTTATAAAAACAGCACAATCAGGGAAAAGTAAGTTTAAGGCAGTGACAGAATATGTACGTACAGTTGAATCGGAAGCACTCCTTCTCGGCGGAAGACCAGAAACTGTTTTAAAGGTTTTACGATCCTTTTATGATAAGCCCATTCTATCAAGCAAAGAGATTACTATTTCGACTTCATTGTCACAAGGAACTGTTGACAATGCATTGAGGCGCTTATATGATAACGGCATTTTGAAAGAGATTACAGGTCACAGTAGAAACAGAATTTTTGTGCTTATGGATTATTTGTCAATATTCATGTAATAAAAAACCGTCGTTATTTATTATTACATCACACATAATAATAAAAAATGGCAAAAATCAATTTTAACAAACAGGACAATAATTAATATCTCACTGTTTTAATAAAAACCGCCCGGCCTGCAGCAACAGGTCGAGCGGCAAATATAGATACCAGCCCTGATAGAACTGGAAACCCAACAAATTCAGTTTACTCCTTCAGGGCTTTATTTTCTACACCCAGAAAGGAGTATTTTTTATGCCTACAGCAAAGAAACTGCCCAGCGGATCGTGGAGATGCCGCGTATTCTCTCACTATGAGATAAAGCCCAATGGAAAGAAGAAGCCTGTTTATGAATCCTTCACAGTGAAAGACCCGTCGCGGACGGGAAAGCGGGAATGTGAGCGCATGGCCGCGGAGTGGGCCGCGTCGAAGCGGTCACGGCAGGCAGCGGAAACCACTGTGCAGGCAGCGGTCCGGCAGTACATCGACCTCAAAGAGCATGTACTGTCCCCGGCCACCGTCCGGAGCTACGAGTCCTACCTGCGATCGCGGATGGACGACATCCGGCTGTACTCGCTGGGCGGCCTGACCGCGCAGGAGGTGCAGGGCTGGATCAACGGCCTGTCCGCAAAGTACTCCCCCAAGTACGTCCGCAACATCTACGGCCTTTTCACGGCGGCTGTGGCATTTGCGGGGGTGGATCTCCCGTTCCGTGTGTCCCTTCCCGCAAAGCAGGAATTCCTCGCACACGTCCCCTGCGACGAGGAAGTGCAGGTCCTGATCGGCTACCTCCGGAAGCCGCCCAGGGACAAGCGGGATGCAGAATCGCGCCGGGAGCTCCTGACGGCGATCATGCTGGCGGCATTTGGATCGATGAGGCGCGGAGAGATTTGCGCGCTGACCGTGGACGACTTCCATGGCTGCCATGTCTCTGTCACAAAGGACATGGTGCAGAACAAAAACTATGCCTGGATCGTAAAGCCCACGCCAAAGACCAGCGCGTCGAACCGGACCGTGGAGCTCCCGCAGGCGATCGTCGATCAGATCCAGCTGCCGGACCACGGCAGGATCATGAAGGCCCACCCCGAGCAGATCACGAACCGGTTCCGCAGGGCCATCAAGCGCTGCGGCGCTGACATCCCGTTCAGATTCCACGACTTAAGGCATTACTACGTCAGCATTGCCCATGCCCTGGGCATCCCTGACGCCTATGTGATGGAGATGGGCGGCTGGCGGACCGAGCATGTCATGAAACGTGTCTACCGGTCCACCCTTGCGGACCGCAAGAGGACCGAGCAGGACCGCCTGAATGAGCACTTCGGGATTTTTATCGCCGGCATGTGACATATTTCGTGTCATACAGCATGACACAAATCGCATTTTTACATGCAAATCAGCATGAATGAATAGCACCCCTGCATGAATAAGACCCGCGTAAACACTGGACGTTTTGATATCCTCAGTATTTGCGCGGGTCTCTGTTTGAGCGGAGACGGTGGGATTCGAACCCACGTGCCGGGACTAACCGACAACTCGATTTCGAGTCGAGCTCGTTATGACCGCTTCGATACGTCTCCGTGTCTATTGAAAAGGCAAAAGTTATTATATGTCATTTGTGCAGTTGATTGCAAGTGTTTTCTTCCCAATCAGAGCGTTACAAGGCTGCCGCATCCAAATCTGAATGCGGCAGCCTTCTTTTCTTTTTTACAGACCGGCGGAAGTATGCCGGCAGTTCTTACTCTCGCTCAGAAAAAGCCGGGCCTCTTTACTGGTCCAGGTTCTCCTTGGCCGCTGCTTCCCTGGCCGCCCGCATGTTGTTGCTGGCGACCCTGAAGATCATCATGACCACGAAGAGCATGACAAGTCCGCAGACAAGGGAGATGATCGGGTTGCGGACCAGGCCCGCGATGATGTAGGTCACTGCGGAGACTGCCGCGCAGGTCAGGGCGTAGGGCATCTGGGTCGAGACGTGGTTGATGTGGTTGCACTGGGCACCCGCGCTCGACATGATCGTGGTGTCTGAGATCGGCGAGCAGTGGTCGCCGCAGACGGAGCCGGCCATGCAGGCGCTCATGGCGATGATCATGAGCTGGGGGTCGGATTTCTGGAAGCAGGCGACGACGATCGGGATCAGGATGCCGAAGGTGCCCCAGGAGGTGCCGGTCGCGAAGGACAGGCCGACCGCGATCAGGAAGATGATGAAGGGCAGGAAGGAGGCGAAGCCGGCGGCGTGGGTGTCGATGACGCCCGCGACGAACTCCTTGGCGCCCAGGCTGGCGGTCGTGCTGTTGAGGGTCCAGGCCAGGGTCAGGATCAGGATGGCGGGGACCATCTGCTTGAAGCCGTCCGGCAGGCAGCCCATCATCTCCTCAAAGGTGAGGGAATTGCGGATGAGGTAGTAGACCATGGTGATGACCAGGCCGCTGAAGGAGCCCAGCACCAGACCGACGGAGGCGTCGCTGTTGGCGAAGGAGTCGATGAAACTCTCTCCTCCAAAGAAGCCGCCGGTGTAGATCATGCCGATGACGCAGCAGACGATCAGGGAAATAATGGGGACCAGCATGTCGGCGACGATGCCCACGTGGCCCTCGGCCTCGTCCCTGGCATTCTCATAGAGGCGGTCCGGGGTCGTGTAGATGTCGCCAAGGACCTCCGCATTGTACTCGTGGGTCTCCATGGGGCCGTAATCGATGTGCATGAGGACGAGCATGATCATCATGGCGATCGTCAGCAGGGCATAGTAGTTGTAGGGGATGGTCCTGATAAAGAGAGCCAGGCCGTTCTCCCCCTCGACGAAGCCGGCGACGGCCGCCGCCCAGCTGGAGATGGGGGCAATGATGCAGACCGGCGCCGCCGTGGCGTCGATCAGGTAGGCCAGCTTGGCGCGGGAGACCTTGAACTTGTCCGTGACGGGCCGCATGACGCTGCCGACCGTCAAACAGTTGAAGTAGTCATCGATAAAGATCAGGACGCCCAGGGCGATGGTGGCCAGCTGCGCGCCCTCGCGGGAGGAGATCCTGCGGGTGGCCCAGTTGCCGAAGGCCGCGCTGCCGCCCGTCCGGTTCATCAGCTGCACGATGGTTCCCAGAATGACCAGAAAGATCAGGATACCCACATTCCAGGCATCCGCCAGGGACCCGATGATCCCGTCGGTGAAAATGTGGGTCATCGTGCCTTCAAAGCTGAATCCGGAATAGAGAAGACAGCCGGTCACGATACCGATGAACAGGGAGCTGTAGACCTCCTTGGTCACCAGGGCCAGGATGATGGCGATGACGGGAGGAATCAGCGACCAGTAGCTCTGCTGAACGCTCTCGGGCGTCGTCACAAATGAAGCAAAGATCAGAAAGATGAGGACCGCGACGAAGGCAGCGACCGTCACCCTTACAGTGCGTGACTTGTTTTCCATAAGTTTCCCCCTTTAGAAACCTTTTTGCTGCCGCATACCGGGGCTGAAAAAGCCGGCGCCCGCGGCAGTGTCTGTAATCAGTATCCTGAAATATCCTTTTTTCCCCTAAGGACAAATCTTTTATAATGTTAATACGTCAAAGCATTAAAGTCAACAATGCATTTATTATCAGAATAATGTCCATACCTTTCAGAAACAATGTTTATAGCTTCAGGGAGCCGGGAACCCGGATATAAAGAAGGACAGGAAAGCTGCCCTTCCTGTCCTCCTTATTAATAGCCGGATTCCCGCTGCGGAGCCCGGACCCTTATTTTCGGTTCCGTGTAGTATTTTTTCTGTGCGCTTTCGCCGGAGCCTTTCTTCAGAGACGAGGCCTGTCGTCAATCCTTATCCTCTTCCTCTCCGCCGTCTTCCTCCGGGACGACGCGCTGTACGGTCACGGTCTCGGCATCGGTCGTGAGGCTGTCAGCGATGCCCTCCGTGACATAGAGGACACCTTTTTCATCCTCGAGAATGAATTCGAAGTCCAGGCCGCTCTCTCTCCAGAATTTTTCCGCCTCTTCCCTTCCCATGATAAAGAGGGAGGTGGACAGGCCGTCGGCCAGGATCCCCTCGTCACAGATGATCGTGGCGGAGAGGAGGCCGCTGTCCGCGGGGTAGCCCGTGCGGGGGTCGATGATGTGGTGGTAGCGGACCCCTTTTTCCTCAAAATAGCGCTCGTAGCCGCCGGAGGTCACGACCGCCTTGTCCTCCACGTCGAGAACGCCCAGGTACTCGACATCGCTTGCGGGGTTCTGGATGGCGACGCGCCAGGACCTGCCGTCCTCCTTGGCCCCGAAGGTCTGGACATTGCCGCCCAGGCTGATGATGCCGCTCTCGATCCCGTATTTTTCAAAGATCTCTCCGACCCGGTCGCCGGTATAGCCCTTGGCGATGCCGCCCAGGTCGATCTCCATGCCCTTGATCCCGAAGGAGACGGAGGGCTCGGAGGCGTAGTCTGCCGGATCCACCGCAAACCTGGCGTTTATATCGGCAATCGCGGCCTCTGCCGTCGGGTCGGCCGCCGCAGTCTCCGCGGCCGTTGCGCCTGCGGCCGCCTGCTTTTCTTTACGGGCCGCCGCCTCGGCGAGGGCTTTCCGCCGGGCCTCCTCCGCTTTTTTCGCGGCTTCCTCCTCGGCTTTTTTCCTCTCTTCCTGAGCCTTCTCCACATCATCCCGGGTGATCAGGGTGACCGCGGAGGGATCCGCCAGTTTAAGAGCACTGTCAAGTTCCTTTTTTGCCGGAACCCGGTATTGCTGGGTCGGGAAGCCCCAGGCCTTCATGACTGGATAGATGGCGATGTCGAAGAGACCGCCGGTCTTGTCCGCGAGCTCCAGGGATCTGGCGATCAGCTTTTCCGTCACTTCGGAGGGTTTGCCGCCTCCGGCAGCATTGATCTTTGAGATCTCACTGGTCTCCTTGCCTGTGGAAAGAAGGTCGTCGAGCTCGTGGATCTCCTTCGCCGCGGCCCGGACCGCCTTCTCCGCCTTGTCCCCATAGGCCAGGAGGGTCATATAGGTGTCCATGGCAAAGACATTCATGGAGACCCCGCCGTCGTCGCGGACATAGGGTTCCTCCGGGATGTCGCCCGCATCCGCCGCGGCCTCCTCCTCCGAAGCAGCTTCCGCAGCGCCGGCTTCCTTCCCGGGAGCAGCCTCAGCGGCCGTCTCCTCCGGGGCCCCGGTATTTCCGGAAGCGGACACGGTGGACCCCTGTGCCGCGCCGGCTGCCGCCTCTTCCTCCGCCGGGCTCCCGCCCTGCGCGCCGCCGGCGGATGTCCCGCAGGCCGCCAGACTGAGGATCAGAACGGCCGCCATCAGAAGCGCCGCTGGTCTTTGCAAAAAGGCGCGAGGACGAAGACCGTCCCCGCCGCCGGATATTTTATGATCGGACATAATTCCTCCTGCCTTGTCAGATGTGCGCGGATCCGGTGCCAGGGCCCTGCCCCGGGAACGTCCCGCATCCGACGCGCATGTTTTTCATTTCTTTTATTCCGGCCATGCCGCCCGCAAGGGCGGCACCGCCTGATATCCAATGATAAGCTTTTTTCCCGATTCGTGTCAATTCCCATTCCACCCGGCGCGCAAATGCAGGCAAAGGCCCCGTGCTTCAGGCGCTCCAGGCGGATCTGCCCTGCCGCTTTCCATCTCCCGGGACAGGAAATGCCTGCCGAAAAGTCCTTTAAGATATGTCTCTAAGAAAAGCCAGTAAGAATAGCCGCCAGAAACAGGTTCTGAAAAGCCTCTAAGAATAGTTTCTAAAAAAGACCGCAGAAAACAATTGTCAGAAAAACCGGCAGATTTTTAAAAAGGAATGTAAAAAAGGTTTGTCAGAAAAACCGGCAGAGTCCGATACAGCTTCCCAGGATGAAAAAGACAAGGGCGCGGAAACCGACATAAGCGATATCCTTTTTGAACAGGGGCGCCGCGGGATAGGCGATATTGCTGCGGGGGCAGATGCCCGTACAGGTCTCACAGGAGATGCATTCCCCGTTGCGGAATCCGTCCGGTTCGAGCTTGAGGCCGGCCGGGCACATTTTCTGACAGGCGGAGCAGCCCCGCAGGCAGTTCTCCGGGTCCCTGTGGAGGGGGGCAAAGGGCAGGATGGGCAGGACCGCGAAAAAGGCGCCCATGGGACAGAGAAACTGGCAGAAGAACCGGCTCTGCAGGCACATGCCGGCAATGACCGCCAGCAGGCTCAGGATCCCGATCAGGCTCCCGCTTTCGGGAAGCCGGAGGGCCGTGAGCCTGGAAAAGACATCCCAGGCGCTGGTCCCCTGCAGGACTCCTGCCGCCCCGAAGGCGGTCAGCACGATCACAAAGACCAGGTTGATGTACTTCAGTTTCTGAAAATACGGGAGATATTCCTGCGGGAGGGAGAACTGCCTGCTCCTTTTGAGGATTTTTTTCTGAAAAAGACCCGAGAGCCAGTAGCACAGGTCGCCCAGGGCTCCGAAGGAACACACATATCCACAGAAAAACCTGCCGAACAGGATCGTGAAGACGCCCAGACCGATCAGAGCCGCCAGAAAGCTGGTCGGCTCGATCACTGCCCCGATGCCGATCTGGCGGAAAATATATTTGATCCCGTTAAAGCCCGCCACAAAGGCCCCCGGCATGGTCAGGAAGAAAAACAGCTGGACGGCCGCTCTCGCGATCGTCCTGTTCCTGTTCGCGAGCTGCCGGGCCTGCCTGGCTGTCAGCGGGCCGTCGCCGGCCCCCTGTATATACTCCTTAAACCATGAAACAAACATGCCTGTGTTTCCTCCCGTGTATTTTTCCTGACAGATATTCTGCCGCCCCTGGTCTCCCTGGTCCTCTGCCGCTTCCCGCAGGGACCGGCCCTTCTTTTTTATTTAATGCAGCTCCGCTTGATGCGGCCCGATACCGATGGTCCGGTTT